GATAAATATACCAGGAGTGGTGCGATAAATGCGGGACAGTGCGGGATTACATGAGAAACCATGGGACAGAAACTGAAAGAGCGTTTCAAGTTAGCGATCATCAAATCCAAACATATCATCTTGACGCTCGCTGATCGCTGCTTTCTTTGCGCGCCTCAAAATGCTGTAGATTGCTTGGACGGTTAGGTTGTATTTACGGGCTAGCTGAGGTGGCGATAGCTGGCCCCACTCGGCATAAATCATTCTGTCCCGTTTTGCGAGTTTAAAAGCAGAGTCTTTTGGGAAGCTGATTGTTTGGCCGCCCCAGTTTGCAGCGAGTCGATCAGCAACAGCATATCCCACCTGTTCAGCTAGATCTTCATCAACTTTATGGTCGCGCATCACGTCGGCTACGTGTCCGGCGACATCGATCAGTAGCTCGTGGCGCAGCTCAGCCATTGCTGATTTCATTTCACTTCTCCTTCTGACTAGAGAGCTTTCGCTGCCTGTTATACAGAGCAGCAATGATCGCTTTCAGCTGTTTTTCTTGCCGGACCCAAGAGCACCGCTCTATGCCAAACATTTGCTGGGCGATCGCGTCAGCATATGACCAGGGCAGCGCCATATCTGCCAGCAAAGCTTCTATTTTCGTGATCATGTCTGGCATGCTTCTGCTTTCAAAATTGTGTGGTTTTCCCCGTGTTTTTGGGCTTGGAACAACCTTGAAGCCACGCTTTTTAAGGGCATCCAAAACCCTATTCAGATTTGGAACTGAAAGCTCAGATGTCGATTGCACTGCATCCAATCCCTGTAAGCCGCGCACCATCTGCATATACGTATCACGATCCATGCCTAGCTCACGCCGGGCAACGTGAATAATCTTGATGAGCTTTAAGCGATTGTTAGGCATGGTTGTCTTTCCTCTTTTGAAGTGGCCGCCTCGTTTGGATTTTCTGATCCATCTCACACTCCAGCGATATCTAGAGGAATAGGCTTGAACTGATCAGAATTGCCGACCCGTTCATAGAAGCGGACATACGACTTGCTGCCGACAACCTGGCATGCATCTCCGATTGCTTGCATTGCACGCTGCCAGCGCTCATCTTCGATATCCATGCGCCTCAGAGCCAGCACCCGAGCGGTTCGTATATCGCCCTGCTGATCGACCCGAAATGCATCATCTATTAACGTCAGAAGCTCCGGCTTTGCGCCCTCACTCCAATCTCTCAAGCATTCGTCAATCAAGGTTTTAGCCGCTTGCAAACGCTCATCAAACTGAATGCTTTCTTGTATGGCGCGCACCACTTTGTACTTGCCGTCAAAACTCAAGAGCGACAGATTGCCTTTACGACCGCCCATCTTGACGCCATAGGCTTCGGCACTCATCTCAACAAATGCCTCAATATCGCCAAATGCTGCAGCCTTGAACTGACTTATCTGGTCGTGCAGTTTGAGGGCTCGCCCCATCATCTCCATCACGAGCTCATCACGAGCCAGATCGATGGGCTTGATCAGTTTTTTAGGTACCAGCCGACCCTGTGCATCTTGCTGGTAACCTTCTGGGATATTGTTCATCACAACCTCCAGTGAGAAACGGCCTCCCTAGGAGGCCGCATAAATTAACTTCGCATCGACGTAATGATGTGCTGAGTTTCTACAGATCGATCCTCAATGGCCTGTAGTGCTCGCTGAGCCTCACCAAGATCATGGGCACGCACAGCATGATCCAGTCGCCGCAGCAGAGCTTTCAGTAACTCACTGGTCACCTGCACATCTTCGATTGTGTATGCTGAGCGCATATCAACTTCCTTGGCGGCGAGCATAGATGCCGTCCACGCGTTTGAATGACTCGGGCAATGATCGCTCATGCCCATCAACCATATGCGCTAATGAACGCGCAGCATTAAAAGCCTCCCGGTGCCGCCCAGTGAAGCCGCCCCCGGGTAACACCCAGCCATCGCGACCATCAGGCATTCGGCAAGCAACAATAGTGATAGGGCCAACTGAAATATCTTCAATTTGCATATCATTCATACTGATTGCTCCCATGGCTGAACCCAGACGACCCGAACCTCTCCAAAGGTTGCGATAAAACGGGTGAAGCGCCCTGAAGGGCCGCAAATCTGCCCGACCTGAACGCCGCCCAAGCGCCGATTTTGACGGCTTTGCGACAGCTCAATTACGGTGGAACCTGCGCTCACAACAATCTCGCTTGGCATTAACCCATGCTGAATGAGCTCGCGAGCCGTATCCTGAGCGTGCTGGAGCTGATCGATCAGCTGCTTGCCTTCAGTGCTCATGTTTTTGGCCTGTCCCATGTCATACCCCCAAAATCAATTCATCGCTTAACATCGGCACCCCGAGCTCTGCCGCTTCATTCATGGCGGCAGTCAGCACGTTATGGATCGCCAGCGGATATAAGACGGAATAACTGCCTCCACCGGTCAGCTTGGTCCTGAGCGCCTCAATACCGCTTGGATCAATCAGATCATTCAATGCCTTGCCTGCGAGGTTGAATCGGTGCTGCAGATATTGCTCCAGCTCATTATCCAGCGGCAGCAGCTGCACCACCTCACAACGTTGAACCACCTCGCGCACACTGGGGTTACGCTCATCCAGCTTTTGAGCCAGTTCAGACTGGCCGATCAGCACGATACCCAGCAGCTTTTGGAAGCCATCTTCAAGCTCGAAAAAGCGCTTCAGGTGTTTCAACGTCGGAATGGGCAAACCATGGGCTTCTTCAATCACCAGCAGGTGGCGGTTACCTGAACGATGGCTTTCACGCAGAGCATCATGCACCTGGCGAAACCTTGCCTCAGGGCTACGCTTAGGGTTCAGCCCTGGCGCTACGCTGGCCATAATGGCCTCGGCAATATGAGCAGATTTCAACGTCTTACCCTTGATATCGTTGTCTTCCATGCCCAGCACATAAGGCTCGATGACCACGACCTGCTGGTTTTGCTGGCTGATCCATTCGGATAAATCCCGGCGCAAGGTCGACTTGCCCGCGCCTGACTCGCCAACCACAGCCATAAAACCGCCATGCTTTGCTGTTTGGCGTAAGGCCTCACGCACATAGCGAGAATCAGGGGTCAGAAAGACCTCATCAGCACTGCGGACCTCAGAGAAAGGATCGCGAGCCAACCCAAAAACCTGCTTTGCTGCTGGTGACAATTGCTGCTTGCGTAGTAACATGAGAGCGTCCTCCTCGGACATAGCGTTTTTCGTAGCGCTGTTTTGAGGAACTGTTTCCGGCAGTTCCTCGGCTTCAAACAGGGTGCTAACGGTGGCAGCCGTAGCACCCTTTTCTTTTAAAAAGTCGCTGATACGCGTTTTTAGCGCTTTGATTTCCAGCGTCTTTGGCCAATGGTCATGGTTAACTAACTGAGCCACGCTGGCCTGACTGATCTCCAGAACCCTGGCTAACTCAGTCTGTTTTACATTGAGGGCCGCCAACGCGGCTTTCAGCTTCAACATCAGTCGTTTCCTCCCACAACTTTTAACGCAGGCCGGGGGGTGCGTAGCTGCTCAGCCACCTTCGCCAGTTGATCTTCAGGAATGCCCTGAGGGTAACTTCTCTGCAGCCAGGCAAAGTGCTCTGGCTGCCAGTGATCACCCAGCTGCTTGCGCAACACTTTAGCGGCCTGCAAGTGTGTTAACGGTTGGGCCACAACAGTCGGGGCTTGCAGGTGATGCTCTCTGCCTCGGCGCGGCATGTAATCAGGCAATCGCGCATCATCCAGCGGCTTATAGGGGTCTAATCGACCCTGCAAGGGGGTGGATTTTGACTTGCGAACAGCTTCCGCTTGGGCTGGCGTTTCCGTGCTCGTCATCACCTGCTCGATAGCCTGCTTGGCCTTCTGGGCACCAGTGTCCGCCAGGCGGCCGTAACCCTCTCCCAGAACAGGCGCGGTTGTATCAAAGCCAAGCTCATCCTTCACAACACGCGGCACCAGGTAGAAAGTCTCGTGCCCATCGTCACCACGGATCACTACCTGAGCGGCATCCTCCCGCCAGGGGTTGCGGGTCACTAGCAGCTTCTGACCCACCAGCACGTTAGGCACTTCACCCACGCAGTACTCATCACCGTGAAAACTGATCTTCAACCCGGGTGTCACCTTGCGCTCCTCAGGAGTCGCCACCGCCAATTCGCGGCACACCTCAACACTCGGTGCCTTAACCAATTGATCTTCGCGGATCGTCAGCCACTGGGCGCTGCGGCTCTTGCCATGGCGTCGATGCACCTGCTGGGCATTAAAAACAGCCCGCCAACGTGCGGCCAGGGCATTCAGCTCAGACAGATCCGCCACTGGGCGAAAGCGCAGACCGGCCTCAAACTTTTTCTCAATAATGTTTCGGGCGTTTTCCACCTGCCCGGTGGCGCGGGCATTGCCGGGGGCGTGAGCAATCGCCTCAATACCGAGACTTTTACACAGGTTCAGCGCCATGGCGCTGGTATTGGCGCTGCCAGGGTCCATGTAAAGAATCTTGGGCACGCCATGCAGGACATCCGCACCGCCGCGCTCTTGCATTGCATTAATCAGCACTTGCGTGAAGTTTTGCCCACTCTCAGCGCCCATCACGTATTCCACATAAATCCAGCCACTGGCATGATCTGTGATCTCGTATGACCAAACCCGGTCAGCCATCACCCGAGCCAAATTCTTCGGCTTGTTTTTGTAGAATTCGCCCTGATCCATAATGTGCAAGCCATTGGCTTGGGCCGCCTGAGGCTTCAGGTAGTACAGCACGCACAGGCTGGCATCGATTTGCCAAACGTGGTTCGGATGCAAGCTACGCAAGCTGGTGTGAGGGTCAGGCTGAGACAGCTGTTCGGGGTGCAATCCATAGCGACGCAATGCCCGATGAACCGCGCTCTCACTTAAAAGACGCACCTCACCAGATTCTTCATCGACATGCTCGGCGCGCACGAGATTGTTGGATCTCAGTGCCGTCAAAGCATCACTCAGACTCATGAGTCGCTTATCATTCCCCCGACGAGACTCCATCATGACACCAGAAATCATGAGTGCCTCTTCGCGACTGAGTGCGCTTTGTCCCGCATCGCGGCGTTGTTTGCGGCTCTTTTTCACGGCGGCCACCTCATTTAACTTGCGATGAAGCGTCGCCAAGCTGATATTCAGCTCTTGGCACGCCTGCTGGTAAATCGCCTGCTTGCCGCCATGCCCGGCCGATCGCGCGGCCTTGGCGACCTCAACCAGATACTCGGTCATCACGGCAGCCATCATTACCGTTCTCCGTTGAGCTGCTGAACGACAGCTTCAGCGTCAGCCAGCGCTTGCTCGCTCATCCAATCTTGATTGCTGCCATCCAGGCTATCGGGCAACGCATATTTTTCACGCAATGCCAGCAACTCCAGCTCCATTTGACGAACCAGCGTAGCCATGTAAAGCCGCTGATCATGGCCTGTGGTTTGGGCGTGCTCCTGTAGCGTGGAAAGTGCTCCGTCCAGACGAGTCTTAAACAGGCTCTCAATCTCAACCGCGACACCGCTAATCTCGGTTTTCAGCTGCTTTTCAGCTTCGTCCGGTGTGGCGTCACGCAGTCGTCGTTCCGCCCTTTCCAGTGCAAAACGGGCGGCATCCAACTCATCGTTTCGCTTGCTGAGCAACTCACTTTGCGCGTCATAATCAGCACGAACGTCATCGCGATCCTTCTGCAGCGCTTCTTTTTCTTTGGCATGCTTGCAGATGATTTCCTCAGCCAGCTCCACAAAACTCTCTTTGTCGCCACTTTTGGCCACTTCAATGAGCGCCTCTTTTTGGTCATCAGGGAGCTTTCGAAACTGACGCATTTCGCGGTAACCGATGCCTATTGCCGTTAGGTTGTTGAGCGCTTCCTCGCCAAAGTGCTTTAGGTTTGTTAGGTCTTCATCAACTTTGGAGCGAGACAATCCAAGCGCCCGACAAAATCCGTCAAAAGTGCCGATGTCGGCAATTTCGTTGCCCTGTGGATCAAGACCCTTTTTCCCCGCTAACGCTTTGTACATGCGGGTTTCCTTGATATGAGCCAGCTTGGTCAAACTGACGACGTCGGCAAAACGAGCGATGGAGTTGGCCATTTGGACTTGCCCGAGAATCTGATTAACCAGGTCTCTCTCATCGCTATGTGCGCCTGTCAGTGCTGCGGCTTGATTTTGCAACTCGTTCACGGCCTGGACGTCAAATGCCAGCTCATGGTTTTCTTCATGGGTGCCGACAATGGTTGCGTTATCGTTGTTTAATGCGTCCTTCTGCGTACTCATCAAAAAATCCTCTTTATTGGAATCCAGCGGCAACGCGCTGAGTGAGCTCATCAATTCGGTGGCTGGCGCGGGCCATTTCAGTTGAATGGGCCTGTGCGATCTGTAAAGCCGCCACACTGAGGGCATAGCGCCCCGTCTCTAATTGAATGGCCAGACCTTCGGCGATCAGCGTGTTGCAACAACGGTTAATCGTGGCTGGGCTTTCATTTAACGCCTTGGCCAGATCGCTATTACTTAATCCGCTCAAACTGTGCCCCTTTAGGGCTTTCAGTACGCGCAGCACTTTCAGGCCGCTGCTGCTGATTCGTGTTGTGCTCATGGGTCTGCTCTCTTAAAGCTCAAGCTGGGGTTGCCGGTGCTGCTGCACATTGCCGCGATGCCAGGCCAGGCTTTGCATCGCGTTGTGTATACCTTCCAGCGTGCGTTCGGCGCTGGTCTTGCTTTCATAGAAATCCATTAACAACCCGGTCACCTGATGCAGCTGATTTTGCAGTGCCTGGATATCTCTGGCCTGCCCCTGACGCCCAGTGGGCATATCAATCAGCAGCTTGCCGCTACTCGCGCTTAACCAACGGCTCACCAGATTGATGCCGCATGTTTTTTCGTAAGCAATCAAAAGGCTGGTGGGCATGCGCCCGTTTTGCAGCCACTTATAAAGCACCCAGTGGTCAGCCAGTCCCATTTCAGCGGCAATACGCTCCACGCTCTTGTTTTGGCGATCCCGAGCGAAATCCTTACAACCTTCCAGGGCATCTCTTAGGCTGTTGGGTTGGTAGTGCTTCCAGCTTCTTCGGGACATTGGAACCCTCTCTATCTATGGGGCTAACGGGTGATCCAAAAAAAAGTCTTCTTTGCCTCTGGGCAATAGCGTTTCAACTTCCCTAAGCTTTGCGGTACATTCACAAAGCGAAGGGCAAAGCTATGAACGATGAACATGAAAAGCAGCAGCAAGAGCCTGACGAAGCTCTTGAATCTCGCTGGTTAAGAGCTGAAGGCCAGATACAAGCTCTGACACAGGTTGTGATGCATTTGATGGCGGAGCTTGAGGTGCGTCACGGTCTGGACTCCGAGAAGGTTGAGCAGCGCATGAAGAGCAAACACTGGGACGGATTGCCGATAGAGCCTTATGCAAAGGACATGATGCAGGACATGGCTGACAGGCTGTCTCATGCTCGCCAGGGCCGGTTGTACTCGCTGCTTTACGAGCGGTATGGACTGGACCTTGACCTAGAGCTCCGTCGTTAATTTTAAAGCCCAGTGCGTCACGGGGTTCGTCATCATCAAGCTGCCGTAGAAGTGACACGGCAGCTGTAATCGAGAGCAGGCGTTTGCCGTTACGGCGGGTGCCCTCGTCACGCAGGGCATCAACGATCTTGCGGGCTTCTTCACGGGTGAGTGGTTTGCAGTTGGACATGATGTTCTCCTGGTTTAGGCGGCGTGGGGTTGCATCAGCAGGCCGAGCTTGCGGGCCTGGCGGCGATGGTAAGTTACAGAGTGCACGGATTTGCCCAGCGGCCCGGCAATATCGGCGCGGTTCTGGCCTTGCTCGGTGCCCTCAACGATCGGGCGCAACGCCGGGCGAATCTGATCCAGTGCCTGGGCATAACGGGCTTCTTTGGCACGCAGCTCGGACTCCAGGGCATTGAAGGCTTGAATAAAGGCAATCTGCCAAGCCATGGCTTCTTTGCCGGTAAAGCGCATGGCAAGAAAGGCAAAGCCATCATGAGTCATGTGGTATTCAGGGCGAGGTTCGCCCTTGCTGTCACGGTAGTTAACGGACGCAAAATTGCGTCGGTTAAACTCAGGGTCTGGGCTGTCAGCCAAGAGTTTTTTAATGCCGCGCAGCACTTCGGTATGCCGCTTGCCAAAGCGTTCAGCAACAGCGCGGCTGGTGGTAAAGGCTTCGCCATTGGTGGAGAGAAACAGGCTCTCACGGGCGGCCAAGGGGTTCGGTAGGTTCAGGGCTATCTGGCTCATGGCGCGGCTCCTTAAGCGGCATGCGTGGATCTGGCGGCTGATTTCAGCCCCAGCTTGACGGCGATTTCGTGAGCCTTCCCGTATTTGGCTTTATCGAAGCCGTTCAAAACGCGATAGACTGCGTTGCGGGTGTAGCCATGGTCTGCGGCCCATTGAGTGATGGTGATGCCTTGGTCCTGAAGACGGGCCTTCACTTCATCGGGGGTCAGTGCTTTGCGCTTAGTCATGGGTTGCTATGCCTCATGGTGTGTTAAAGATGTTTGGCGTTTGTTGAATTAACTATAGGGGTACTCAGTACTCCTAGTCAAGGATATTTTTATGTCTGGGGTACTTTCGGCACAGCTGAAGGATTTAATGATGGCTGTCGGGTGCAAGCAAAAAGGCTTGGCTGAGATCATGGGTGTCAGTGTTGATCGCGTAAAAAACCTGACTAGAGGCCGAGCAGGGAACCTGACGCGTGAGGAAGGCGAAGCGCTGATCCGTAAGCTCAACGTGCGTGCGGAGTGGCTGGCCACCGGTGAAGGCCCGATGTTCCGGTCTGACGGCGAGCAGGAGCTAGAACGCCGGCTCGATGCGGTCGCCAATGCCACGCAGAAGGCCCGGCTCACAGGGCTGGATACCGAAGCCCAGACGCGCGTGCAGATGCTGCTGACAGGGCTAGAGATCGGTAACACTGATCTGGTGATGGAGGCGCTGAACGTGCTATCGGCAGATGAGCAGCAGTTGGTGGCGCACTATCGGCAAAGCACGCCAGAAGGCAAAAAAGCCCTGCGTTCAACGGCTAGCGTATTCGCCAAAAGCGGTGTCAGCACTGAAGGTGATGCCCGTAAAGAGACCTCAATATCGGTCTCGGGCTCGGGCAACCGGGTCGCAGGCAAGGATTATCATGAGAAGTAGCGAGAAAAGGGAGGCAGTATGATGATTACAGGGCATCACAATCGAGTAGCGGGTGGCCACTACATTGAAAACTACATTGAAAAGAGCGGCGCTATTGAGATTCACCTCACCATTAACCTCGTTATAAAAAAATTCAGATAATTCGGTTAGCCGCATAAGGCTTAAAGCGTGTCGCGCATTGTGCGATCGATTCAAGCCCATAGCTTTAAAAATGACTGCCGCCTGGGTGGCAACCGACAACCAGTACCAAAGCAAGGAGTGCACGCTGATGCTTAATCAAAAATCTCGCACGACGTCTTTTGTCCTAACCTTTCTGTTTGGCCCTCTGGGTTTGCTCTACGCCTCCTGGCCAGCGGCGATCATTTTAGGGGTAATCGCTTTCGTTACAGCCGTTACCCTAGTGGGCCCTGCTATTTGCTGGGTGCTCGGTATGATTATTGGGGATAGCGCCACCCGAAAACATAACCGTGGGATTGAAGAGTTCAAGGCGTTGATGAGTCAAGGAAAGGACAAGTGACCGGCATACCGGGCTTGCTTAACTGAGCGACTCAACCCGACAGGCCGAGATCACTAGGTTTGATGAGATGCTGGTGGAGCATTGAGTGCTATAACCAGCCCGCAAAGCCAAGAGTGACAAAAAGAAAAGACGAGTCAGAATGATCTGATGCTGATAATCAAGGCGCAAATATGGATATAAAAGAAGTTATCATCCAGGGACTGCTAAAAGAGTCATCTGAGGGCTCTGAGATTAGCGAGAAGTTTCGCGACACCCCTCATAAAATCGATGGGCGAGTGCAAATGCTCGCAGATGAAGTGCTCAAGGTTTACGGGAAGCTGCAAAACAATTACGGGATGTTTGATCCAGACACAAACACTCATCCTTTCCCGGCGCGGCTGGAAGAGTACTATAGCGACCAGCTAGATTTGGTCGACTTTTCTAAAGCTGCATGCAGGCTCATTAAATCGCGCATGAAATCGACGGCATCAAGCAATTATGTGTGCTTTCTCCGGTATCGCAATAGAGGGGCTGACTGGGTTTTGATTGTGCTCCTGAAGCTTAAAGCAGGCACGGGAATCGATCAGGAAACCCTTGAGCTCAATGAGAGTCTGGCTTTTGATATTAGTCATTTGCATGAGGCGGCAAGAGTTGATCTAGCCAAATGGCAAAGCAATGAGCAGCCGTATTTATCGTTTATCAAAAACAGCAAGAAGAAAGATGTGACGCAGTATTTTCGGCTTGCTTTAGGCTGCACAGACTACACCGACTCAAAAAGCCATACTAAGCAAGCAGTGGACGCTATTGTGGCGTATTGCGCTGACCGAAAGCTAGATCCAGAAAGCGCACAAAAAATTCGGCGAGCTGCTTACGAGTACTTCAATGAGAAGCGGCAAAGCGGGGAGCCAGCAAACCTTCATGCCCTATCAGCGTTAATTAATGATCAAGAGCCGGAGTCTTTCGTTCGGTTTGTGAAGGAACGGGAATATCAGGTCGGTGAGACCTTTGAGCCGCATGCAAGTACTTACAACAGGTTTAAACGAGTCAGCGGCAAATTTGGCAGCGTTTCGGTTGCCTTTGACATACAGGATGTAATTGATGGGCATGTTGATTACGATGAAAGTTTAGAAAAACTTATTATTAGCAATCCCTCCTCTCGTATCATTCAGGATATAAAACAGGCCAAAGGCGATGACGTTTCCGACGAACAAGCTTGATTTCGCTGTATGCTTGCACAAAAAGCTACAGTCTCAGCCGCTCGAAGGTGACAGAAACTATCGGGCCGGAACGCTACCTGACGATATTGCATTTGATGAAGTGATTGATTGGCTTGAAGAGCATCAGATGAGGGGGCTTCGTGATGACCAGCAAACAAAATATATCGAATTTAGCCCACCGCCTCGCTTTTATGGCTCAATCGCTGACCTCTTGAAGGCACCCGAACGAAGAGTGTCGGTTCCGCATTCTTTCTATGTCGTCGATCACGACTTTTATTACAAAGAGGGCGCTACTGAGGCGCCAAGCAAAATTGTGCGCTACATAGCGATTGCTCAACTGTTTCAGGCCTTAGCCAAAGTTGCTGATGATCAGCGCTCATTGGCTGGTGAGAAGGTCTTGGTCTTTCTGGGAGCTAAAAAGCTGGAAGTAACATCTGATTATGGTGAAGAAGATCTCGTAGACCTGAAGGGCCTAAGTTCTTTTAATGATAGCTTCATCAACACCGAAACGCATGTAGATCAAAAAAAGACAATATTGCGCACCGTCTTGTTTTCACTCTTTGAAGGCCGGGCTCAAGCTTCCCTTAAGGATGTAGCGTCCAAATTTGAAGACTTTGCTCATCAAGCCGAAGCCAGCTATCAGCTTTATGTGTCAGAGTTTTCGTTCCAGAAAGTGAAAGCTGAGGTTGAAAGAGAAAAGCTAGAGTTCATGACTCGTTTGAATAAAGTTTTCTCTGACATTCAAAATCAACTATTAGCAATTCCCGTCGCCCTGGTACTGGTAGGTGGGCAGATGAAGCCCGGTAATGGTCTGACTTTTGCCAATGTGCTTATTTGGCTCGGGGCTGTCGTTTTTGCGACGCTAATGTGGTTGCTGATCAGAAATCAGAAAAACACGTTGAAGGCCGTCAAGACAGAGATAGATCATCAGTGGCGCTTGATTAAAGGTGAGCATAGTCAGGTAGCGGCTCAGTTTGAGGAAAGTTACTATGAGCTGGATACCCGATATAAGCACCAGCAAAGGCTTCTCTTCGTAGTGTTCGCTCTGGTCATTTCATCCATGCTTTTGGCAACTTTTTTACTGGTCTGGCACTCAGGCTATCGGTTTAACGCGGTTTTGAGCTGGCTGTCCTCCTTATCAGAGTGTTTTGATTTTAACCCTCGTTAAATGACCCCCCGTCTGGTTCTGGGCATTCTCAACGCTCATTGATTACTGAGTTTTGAGGATGCTGCGATGTCATTTTTTGCTCGTTTGCGTGATGCGGTAAAGCGCTTGCCCCGATTAACCGGCTGGGCGCTGTTCACGGCGGTGTTGCTTGCTGTTGTGGCCGTTCTAGCCCCCCATCAAATCTCCGTTGTGCTGTATAAGCTGAGCTTGGTCACGCTGGGCGTGGTGCTGGCCTACTGGCTGGATCGTGCCTTATTTCCACTGCAGCGCCCTCATGAATTGCCGAACGCTGAGCTGGCGGTCTTGGCTGGTATTCGGCGGGCGCTTGTGGTCGCCGCCTGCGTGCTGGGCTTAACGCTGGGGCTTTGATATGAGAGGCCTGCTGATCGTGCTGGTCTGGGCGTTTCATGCTGTCGCTTGGGCAGAGATTCCGGCTGAGGCGTGGCGCTATCAGCGCGACTTAACGCGTCAGGCACAGTTTGCCTTCGGCTTGACGGCTCCCGTGCCGGAGCTGGCTGCTCAGATCCATCAAGAAAGCCGTTGGCATGTGGAAGCTGTGTCGCCCGCTGGGGCGCAGGGTCTAGCGCAGTTTATGCCTGCCACGGCGCGCTGGATGCCAGAGATCGCGCCTGAGCTCAGTAGTCCCCGCCCGTTTGATCCGCGCTGGTCGATTCATGCCATGGTGCTGTATATGCAGTGGCTGACTGATCGCCTTGAAGGCGTTACGCCATGTCATCAGTGGGCGCTGGCATTGTCAGCGTATAACGGTGGCATCGGCTGGTTGCGCCGCGATCAGCGGGTGGCTGCGCAGCATCGTGTGCGTACCGATCGCTGGTTTGAGGGTGTTGAGCTGTATAACGCCGGACGTTCATCGCCAGCCTTTATTGAAAACCGCCGCTACCCCCGTTTGATCTTAGGGCGCTGGGCGATGCTATACGCCAATGCGGGCTGGGGGGCGCGGTTATGCAGCTCGGATTAAAGGCCACCGTGTTTGCGGTGCCTGTTGCGCTGTTGATGTTGGCCGCCGCCTATTACTACTTGGGTCAAGAGCGTGAGGCCGCGTGGGAGCGCGGCTACCAGGCCGCTCAGGCTGAGTCCGCCGCTCAGCTGGCAGCCATGCAGCATCGGCAATCTCAACAGCAGCTGCAGCTGCAAATGGCGGCAGCGGCTCGCAGCGCTTCTGCAGAGCGCCAGTATTTAGCGCAAACACGTCAACTCAATCATCAAATCGAACAACTGCAGGAGCAGCTGAATGATGCGCTTATCGATCAGCCTGATTGTCGCTTCGGTGCTCGCTGGGTGCAGCACTACAGCGCCGCCCTTGGTTTGCCCGTCGTCGACACCGCTGATCGTGCCGGAAGTCATGATGCAGACACCGCTGCCGCCGCCAGCGCTGCCACCTTGCTGCAGCACGCCCAGCGATATGGGCACTGGTGTCGCAGCGCCGTCCAGCAATTGACCGCATTGCAACGATTGATTCGCGCGCACCAGATTCGCGCACACCGGGAGGCGCCATGACGCTACAAGTGGAGTTCTGGCACTTGCTGTTGTTGCTGTTATCGCTGCTGGGGTCCGCATGTGTCGCTGCCGGAGCCTTTGGCCGTGTGCTCTTGGCGCAGCTACAGCGGCATCTGGATCAGCGTTTTGAAGGGTTTGATGGCCAATTGGCCGCGCTCGATCAGGGACGCAAAGATGAGGCCGCTCAGCTCAAGCAAGTTGAGCGCGATCTGATGGAGCTCAAGATCGATCTACCCAACAGCTATGTGCGCCGCGAAGACTACATACGCGGTCAAAGCATTATCGAAAACAAGCTGGATAGCTTGGCGTTAAAGCTAGAAAACGCCCAGCTACGCGAACAAATGGAGGGGCGTTATGAGCGTTAGTGAGTTTGATATGCAAAAGGCTCGGCGCGAGGGACTTCGTTGGTTGATCCTGCTGACACTGAACAATGCCCGGCCGCTCGGCGCTGCAGAGCACTTGGTACTGACAGTGGCGCAAAGCGAATATCCTGACGCCACTCAACTTGAGCTCAGGCGAGCGCTGGACTACTTGTCGGATCGCGGGCTTGTTGATATCGACAAAGCGCCGACTGGCCGCTGGCGAGCCGATTTGACGCGCTATGGCACCGATATCGCGGAATACACGATCGATTGCGAGCCGGGTATTGCTCGTCCGTCGAAGTACTGGTGATTCACGATGATCTCAAAACGCAGCAGCATTAGCCGCTTGCCTGATGAGGTGCGTCAGCATATTGAGCAGCGTATAGCCGAAGGCCAGATGACGCTGGATGAGCTGATTCATGATTTGCGTGAGCGTTTTCCCGAGCACGCCGATGATCTGCCCAGCCGGTCTGCGGTGCACCGCTACGGACAAAAGCTGGATCGTCGTTTAGCTGCGATCAGAGCCAGCACTGAAGCGGCCAAGATTATTCGTGAGCATGCGGGGGATCGAGAAGATGCGCGATCAGAAGCGCTGACCGCCATGATTCAGTCGGAGCTGTTTGAATCCATCATGGAGCTGCAAGAGGCCAGTGATGAGGAAATGCCTGCAGAGAAGCGTGTGGGCTTGCTGAGCAAGGCGGCCAAGAACATCGCCACCCTGACCCGATCCAGCGTCACGCTTAAAAAATACCAGGAAGAGGCAGCAGCCAAGGCTCGGGCCGAGCTGCTGGCAGAGCAAGAGGAGCGGCTGGAGGAGCTGCGTGGTGAAGACGGTATGAGCGAGCAGCTTGAAGACCGCATTCGCAATGTATTGCTGGGGAAAGCCTGATGCCCGATAACGCCATGAAAGCCCTGGACAAGCCGCGCAAGATCGATCTCGCCGACGAGATGGCGTTGCACGGGGTCGATGTGCCTGAAGATATCAGCGAAGCTGTCGCTGCCAATCAACCGGTATTGCTGCCCTATCAGCAACGTTGGTTTGAAGATGACAGTCAGATCATGATCGCGGAAAAATCCCGCCGCACAGGGCTGACCTGGGCTGAGGCGGGTCGCAACGTGATCAACGCGGCCAAGCCGAGACACCGGGGTGGCTGCAATACGTTTTACGTGGGCAGCAAGCAAGAGATGGCGTTGGAATACATCGCGGCCTGCTCGCTGTTTGCCAAGGCCTTTAATGAAATGGCTCAGGCCGATGTCTATGAGCAAGCTTTTTGGGATGAGGGCAAAAAGGAGGAGATCCTCACCTACATGATTCGCTTCCCCAAGTCGGGCCGGAAGATCCAGGCGCTCTCATCCCGGCCCAGTAACTTGCGCGGCTTGCAGGGCGATGTTGTGATTGATGAAGCCGCCTTTCACGAATCCCTGGAAGAACTGCTGAAAGCTGCGCTGGCGTTGACGATGTGGGGCAACAAGGTCCGGCTAATCTCAACTCACAATGGCGTGGATAACCCCTTTAACCACTACATCCAGGATGCTCGCGAAGGCCGCAAAGATTACAGTGTTCACCGCATCACACTGGATGACGCCCTGGCCGACGGTCTCTATCAACGTATCTGCTACGTCACCGGTCAAACCTGGTCACCTGAAGCTGAACAGAAATGGCGGGATGATCTCTACAAGAATGCCCCCAACTCCGAAAGCGCCGATGAAGAATATGGCTGCGTTCCCAAAAAATCCGGCGGTTCATATCTTAGCCGGGTGTTGATTGAGGCGGCCATGGTCGCCGATCGCTCCATCCCCATACTGCGCTATGAAGCACCGCAAGGTTTTGAAGAGTGGACGCCTCACCAGCGCGAGGCCGATGTGGCCCACTGGTGCCTACGGGAGTTGCTACCCCTGCTGGAAGCCCTGAGTCCTGAGCATCGGCATGTCTTCGGGGAAGACTTTGCCCGCCGGGGCGACTTAACCATTTTTGCCCCGCTGACCATTGATGCTCAGCTCCGCAAGCGCACGCCCTTTGTGGTCGAGCTGAAGAACCTGACCTACCAGCAGCAGGAGCAGGTGATGTTCTTCATTCTGGATCGCCTGCCACGCCTGCAAGCCTGCGCCTTTGATGCTACCGCCAACGGCGGTTACTTAGCGGAACAGGCACGCCTAAAGCTGGGCACCGAAATGGTTGATGAGGTCCACTTGAACCGCCCCTGGTATCAAGAATGGATGCCCAAACTGAAAGGCGAATTTGAGGCCTTTAACCTGGAGATCCCGCGCCACCAATCCACTCTGGATGACCTGCTGCAAATTCAACTGGTCGATGGCATCCCTCTGATCAACAAAGGCCGCACCCAGGATCTCAATTCATCCAACAGCAAAGCCAAGCGCCACGGTGATTTTGCCGTGGCGCTGGCCATGGCTGTGCGGGCTAGCTGGATGGAAGGCAGCAGCATCGAATATACAGCCTTGCCGGATGACCGCAGTGATCGCTGGAATGGCCTGGATGAAGACCGCGACGTGCCCGACTTTGAAACCGGCTGCTTTTGATTTTGAGGTAATCCATGAAGAACAAACTGGTTGATTTTTTTGGGCGTCATTTATCGCTAAAAAGCCTCAATGAACCCCAGACAGATAGCCCTCGTTTGGGCCATTTGAAGAAGCATTTTGCTGATCATCCCACCCGTGGCCTGACCCCGACCAAGCTGGCCAGCGTATTACTGGAGGCTGAGCAAGGCAATTTGATCGCCCAGTGCGAGCTGGCCGAAGACATCGAAGAAAAAGATGCCCATGTTTTCAGCGAATTGCAAAAGCGTAAAAGTGCCCTGATCGGCACGGATTGGTTTATCCAGCCGCCTCGGGATGCCAGTGCCGCCGAAGTTGCCGATGCTCGCTTGGTGGAAGAAATTCTGACGGACCTGCTGGATCTGGATAGCGTCATTCTGGATATGGCCGATGCCATCTTGAAAGGCTTTTCCAATCAAGAAATTGAGTGGCAGTTTCAGTATGGCCTGCATGCTCCGCGTGAAATCCACTACCGCGACCCCAGCTGGTTTCAGACCCACCCGGAAGAGCGCAACCAGCTTCGATTGCGGGATCAAAGCTATGAAGGCGAAGCGCTGCAGCCCTTCACTTGGATCAGCCATATTCACAAGGCCAAATCCGGTTATCTGGGGCGTGCTGGCCTGGTGCGAGTGCTCGCATGGCCGTTTCTATTCAAAAACCTGAGCCTGCGTGACCTGGCTGAGTTCCTGGAGGTTTACGGCCTGCCGATTAAGCTGGGCCGCTACCCCAGCGGGGCCAGCAGTCATGAAAAATCCACCCTCTTAAAAGCCGTGCTCAGCATTGGTCGTCAGGCTGGGGGTATCATCCCCAAAGGCATGGATATTGAGTTCAAAGAAGCCGCAAAAGGCGCCAGTGACCCCTTTGAAGTGATGATGAGCTGGTGTGAGCGCACCCAGAGCAAAGCGATTCTGGGGGGGACTTTGACCAGTCAAGCGGATGGCAAAAGCTCCACTAACGCCCTGGGCAACGTTCATAACGAAGTGCGTCAAGAGCTGCGCGATGCCGACCTTAAGCAGCTGGCCCAGACATTGACGCGTGATCTGGTGTTTCCGCTCTACGCCCTGAACTGCAAAAGCTTCAGCGGTAACCTCCGTTTGCCACGCCTGGTGTTTGATACCACTGAAGCGGCCGATCTAGAGCGCCTCAGCAGCGGCTTGGCGCCTTTGGTCGATCGTGGCGCACAAATTCCTGTCGCTTGGCTGCATGACGAGTTGCGCATCCCTCAGCCGCAAAAAGACGAGGCGGTGTTGCAGCCGCTGCGTAGGAGTGAGCCTGAGCCCGCACAGCTAAAAAGCCAGCCAGGCTGGGCATTGCTCAAACAGCAGACGCCGCAATCCGGCCAGCCCGGCTACTACAGTGATGCCGCCCACCAGCAGCTGGGCGAGCACACCCATCCCCTAGTAGATGCCTGGGTGGCGGATCTGGATCAACTGCTGGCCAGAGCCGAAGCGGAAGGCTGGAGTCTGGAAGAAGTGCAGGAGCGACTGTTGGAAGAATACAGTCACCTGCCTGAAGACGAGCTGGTGGAAAAAATGGGTGAAGCCTTTGCCGCTGCCCAGCTTGCTGGGCGGTCCAGTGCAGATGATGAGGCTCAACCATGATACGCGGGCAGTTTCATAAGCCTTTCAACGAACAGGTCCGCTTCTTTCGTCAGAAGCTCAATCTACCGACAAACCGCTATGATGACTTGGTTCGCAGCGAGCATGACCATGCCTTTGTTGTCGCTAGTGCCATGAAAGCCGGTCTGTTGGCCGACCTGCGCGGCGCCGTGGACAAGGCCATCAGCGAGGGCAAAAGCCTGGGCGCTTTTCGTAAAGAGTTTCGGGAGATCGTCGCCCGTCGGGGTTGGACCGGCTGGAAGGGTGAAGACAGTCAAAAGGGCACTGCCTGGCGTACCCGGATGATCTATAAGACCAATATGGACACCAGCTATATGGCTGGCCGTTGGCAGCAGATGACCGACCCGGATGTCATGCGTTTGCGCCCTTACTGGCGTTACGTGCACAACACCGTCGAAAACCCTCGCCAGCAGCACCGCGCTTGGCATGGACTGGTACTGCCTGCCGGTGACCCCTGGTTTAAAGCACACTATCCGCCAAACGGTTATGGGTGTAACTGTGGCATAGAAACCTTGAGCGAACGGGATCTAGAGCGCCTGGGTAAAGCTGGCCCGGACACCGCCCCTCAGCAAGAAACCTGGGAGCATGTGCACCCGGAAACAGGCGAAGTCACGCAAGTGCCCAAGGGGCTACAATACGGCTGGGATTATGCCCCCGGTGCCAGCGCTGCAGAGAAGGCCATAGCTGCCAGACAAAACCGGCTTGAGGGCTTTGATAACGCCTTGGCCCGCAAGAATGTGGAAAGCTTGGTCGCAGCCTCTGTGTTTCAGCGCTTTTGGAATGGCGAGTTGGCGGGTGAGTTTCCTGTGGCCGTACTCAAGCCGGAAGATCAGAAGGTGCTGAACGCTGAATCCCAGGTGGTGCTCTTGTCGCAAGACAGCCTGGCCGCGCATTTGAGCAAGCACCCTGAAATAGATTTACAAGATTATCGACGAATACAGCAACTACTGGATAACGGGGAAGTCTATCGCCAGTCAGGCAGTGATGAGCGGCTGGTTTATCTGACGTTATCCGGAGTGCTGTATCGTGCTGCCCTTAAGCGTACCGGCGATGGTCGCAAAAACTACTTTTTAACGCTGTTTAAAACCAGTGATGAAAAGGCAGAAAGGGAAGTTAGGCAGAAAATGGAGCGGGTGCGGTGAAGCGGGCTCAGCGCCGGTTCGCCATCCCCGAATGCCTCATCAGTCAGGCTTGTCAGCCTGAGCTGGACACACCAGGCGAATATTGGTCTTCTGAGCCCGTATCTTCAGTATAGGTAGCCCTATGATTGAGATCAACGTCACCGATGATGCCGTGCTTCAGGCGTTGCAAGAAGCTCAACAGCGCAGCGACAACCTGGAGCCCGCTTACAAGAGCATCGGCGAAATGCTGGTCGTCTCAACTCAGCAGCGTTTTCGTGACAAGAAAGATCCCGAAGGCCACCCCTGGGCTGAACTGTCAGACGTCACCATCTTTCGCAAAGGCCACGCCCGGCAGCTTGAAGGGGAAAGCCGTCAACTGGCCCGGCAGATTGTCTATGAAGTTGATCGCAAGGGCGTTGAGGTAGGTAGCCCATTGGAGTATGCCGCTATGATGCACTTCGGCGGTAAGAAAGCTGAGTTTTCCCACCTGTGGGGCGATATTCCGGCGCGCACATTTGTCGGTGTCAGCGCCGATGATCGAGATAGAATCATCGAAATCCTACAAGATTTGCTGGCCGGTTGAAGGCCAGGTTAAAAATAAGCCGTTCTAAGCGCCGATAAGGCCAAACCGCAACGCTTGCACGGATTTTAAGCCCGATGCCGCCGTAAAGGCTTTATAAAGCCGATCGCCCCCATTTTATTGATGTCAGTCTGCTCGCTGCTACAGTCCTGCTTTTTGCAAGTTTTAACCCTCGTTAAATGACCCTCTGCCGCTCAGCGCCCATGCTGACGGCATGAAAACTTTAACTCTGCGCACTCAAAGCCCATTTGCAGAAGCGTTCACCGGCGCTCCCCTGGCCATACTGACGCGCCAGCAAGATGCCGACCCGGTCGCCGTGCTTAGTTTTGAGCTGTCCACCGCGCAAGACGGCTGGTATCACCTGCTGCCTGCGGGCCGATTCAGTGCCAAAGATGGTCGTCCGAATGACGTGCCTGGCGGCCAGTGGTTTTTGGATGCGACCACTGCGGCTGAGCTGATTGCTCGCAATGCCAGTCTGGCCAACGATCGCCCAGTCGACTACGAACACCAAACCCGTAATAGCGAAAAGAACGGCCAACCGGCCCCCGCTGCAGGCTGGTTCAATTCGAGCGAACTGCAATGGCGTGATGGCTCTGGCCTCTGGATCAAACCGCGCTGGACTAAACGCGCCCAAGCCTTCATTGACGACAAAGAATACCGGTATCTGTCTGCTGTTTTCCCTTATGAGTCGGCCACCGGTAAGCCGCTTTGGCTCCATTCTGTCGCGCTGACCAATGACCCCGGCCTGGATGGTTTACATCCATTGGCCAGCCTGAAAGCGGGTGATCTGCCCGCCCCTGCAACCCGCCACCCGGAGAAACTCATGGACCCTACTTTGCAGGCGATGCTGAAAGCCCTGGGCTTTAACGTCGCAGATGATGCCAAGCCTGAAGACATGCCTAAGCGTGACGATGTCATGGCGGCATTGAAGACGGTGCAAGACAAAGCGGCTACCGCTGACACCCTGGCGACCCAGGTGGCCACATTGAAAGCCTCTGATCCCTCAGCCAAGCCTGATCCCGCCCAATATGTGCCGATTGCGGCGCTGACCGAGTTGCAAAGCCAGTTGGCCGTACTCAAGGCAGGCGCCGATGCCAGTGAGCTTGAATCCTTAATTACTGATGCTCGGAAAGACGGTCGACTGCTGCCGTCAATGGAGGGCTGGGCCAAGGATCTAGGTGAAAAAGATATGGCAGCACTCAAAGCATATTTAGCTAAAGCGGCACCCCTTGCGGCGCTGAAGAGCACCCAGACACAAGATAAAGCGCCCCCGGCGAAAACTGGAGAAGACGGCCTGACCCCGGAAGAGCTGGAAGCGGCAAAGCTGACGGGTAAAACCCCGAAAGAGTACGCCGCGTTAAAAGCTGCTCTGGATTAAAAGCGGCTCTGGATTAAAAGCCATTCTGGGCGCCTATAAGGTTGCCCGCCCCTTGATTAGCGAGAAGGAAAGATCATGGCCATCGTTACCCCTGCACTGGTTACAGCGCTGTTCACCAACTGGAAGGGCGAATTCCAGGCTGCACTCAAGGCTGCTCAGTCCCAGCATGAAAAAATCGCCACGCCCATCAACTCGACAACCAAGTCCAACACTTATGGCTGGCTCGGTAAGTTTCCCCGGTTTCGCGAATGGATCGGTGATCGGGTCATCAATGATATGCAGGCCCACGGCTACACCATCACCAATAAAAAGTACGAGTCAACCGTTGGGGTGCCTCGTGATGATATTGAAGATGACGAAGTCGGCATCTACTCCCCGATGATGCAAGAGATGGGCACTATGGCCGCCCTGCAGCCCGATGAGCTGGCCTTTGGCTTGCTGGGTATCGGTCACACCGTGACCTGCTATGACGGCCAGAATTTCTTTGATACCGAGCACCCGGTTTATCCCAAGGCCGATGGTACCGGTGAGCCTGAGCTGATCAGTAATCTCGATGTGCCTGCCACTGACCCAGGCCCTGCCTGGTTCCTGCTGGATACCACCCGCGCGATTAAGCCGATCATTCTGCAAAACCGTCGCAAGCCCAACTTCATTTCGATGACCAAGCTGGATGACGAGCATGTTTTCACCACGGACACGTTCCGGTTCGGTGTCGATTGCCGCCGCAATGTGGGGTTCAGCTTTTGGCAGCTGGCCCACATGAGTCGTCAGCCGTTGAATGCGGACAACCTTTGGGCGGGCATCACCGCGATGCGTGAGCGTAAAGCCGATGGCGGGCAGAAACTCGGAGTTAAGCCCAGCATTTTGGTGGTGCCTCCGGCGCTGGAGAAGCAGGCGACTCGCATGCTGGAGCGCGAACTGGATAGCAACTCATCAAACGAGCTTAAGGGTCGTCTTGAGCTGCTGGTTGCTGATTACCTGTAAGTCGTCAGTCAGGAATCGAATAGATTGAGTCGAGGTAAGTCCATGGCCGCAAGAAAAAGTGCATCAACTCATCAGCCTCAGGATGACCAGGCACCGGAAGATCAGGTGCTCGGCGATCAGCCCGCCGAGGCTAAAGCGCAAGACGATCAAAAGACGACAGCTCCGCCCGAAATTCGTGGCCTTTGGATTGAAGCTGTCAGTGAGCAGGGGCGTTACCGCGCGGGCATTCATTGGTCTCGTGAGGGTCAGGGGATTGCCTTAGATGGCTTGCCCGAGTCGCAGATTCAGGCGTTGCAGTCGGACCCCATGCTGAAAGTGAAAGAAGTGACTTTCTCGGATGAAGCGACTTTCTCAGATGAAGACAACGGCGTGGTCACGTTCGATCAGCACCTGGTTGAGCGCAGCGAGTCATCGTCATGACTTACTGCACCCGTAATGACCTGGTGGCACGGTTTGGTGAAAGCGAGATACAGCAGCTTGAGGCCGGTCGTCCTGACATTGTTGCCGAAGTGTTGGCCGATGTCGCCAGCCTGATCGACAGCTATCTTGCAGCCCGTTATCCACTGCCGCTGCCCAGCGTGCCCCCGGTGTTATTGCGGGTCAGTCGTGACCTGGTGCGTTATGCCGTTGATGGCTACCCGGATGAGGCGGTGATTCGCCGTAGAGATGATGCCATCAAGTACCTGGAGGCTTTGAGCAAAGGGAAAGCCACGCTAGGCCTGGCTGTAGAAGAGGAGCCTGAAAGCAACGACACGGCAGAGATGGTCAGTCAGCCGCTGCTCTTCAGTCGCGAAAACTCCAAGGGGTTTATCTGATGCTGGGGGCTATTGATGTTGAGTGTCATTGAGGCCCGCCTACAGCCGCTGGTGCCTGAGCACTTGAATCGCGTTGAGACTGCTTTGGAACTAGCCGCTGTCATGGATCGGCCACCCCAGGTAGGGGTTGCGGCCTGGGTGGTGCCACTGGCAGAGCGACCTGAAGGCACCAAACGGCTGGTGGGTCCGGCGCTGCAAAAAGTGGATCTGCTGTTTGGCGTCGTGATTGCGGTGCGCAGTGTAAACGATCCTCGTGGCACTCAAGGCAATGATCAGCTTGATGCCGCCCGGCAGGCTGTGCGCGAGCAGCTTTTTGGCTGGCAGCCTAGCGACAGTTTATTGCCGATTTTGATGGCCCCGAGTGATCTGATCAAGATGGAGAAATCGACCATCTGGTGGATTGATCGTTACACCACGGCCATTCAGCGCCGTGCTTACCGTTAAACGCTGACCGTTAAACGCTGACCGTTAAAGAGGTATCGACGATGCAAAACAACTCAAAACGCCGCCTGGTGTTGCTGGGCCTAGAAAATCCAGACGGGTCGATTGATGGCGAAATGCAGGCGCTGGAAGTGCAAAGCGCATTTGCCATGAAGCCCGCGGGCGACACGAAAGACCGCGATGTCGTTCGCCCCACTATGTCCAAATCAGGGAGCCGGGTGGGGGCTAAAAATTGGGATATTACATTACCGCTTGAGCTGAAGGGTGGTGGCTTGGGTGAATCTGGCGCAATCAACCCGCCGCCATTGCATTCCGCATTATTGGCCTGCGGCATGGTGCGCGAGCCTGGTCTCATGCTGTCGGTGTCAGGGGTCTCGACCCCGTTTAAATTTGGTGATGAGTTAACCAATAGCACCACCAGCGATGTTGTCGGCGTTGTGATGCGCTATGTGCCGAGCAGCGATGGCGAGGGGTTACTGTGGTTGCGTGATGTTAAGAATCTCCCCGCCGATGCGGATGAGTTGATTGCCGATGCCAGCACCGCTATCGCGGGGACATATCAGCACGCATGGGTTTATCGCTGCGAGAGTGATCGAGCACTGCATCGCACAGCAACAGTGCACGCCCATCTTGATGGCCAGCGCCGTATTGCAACGCGAACCTGTGGCACATGGTCATTTGAATGGACCGCTGGCGAATACTGCACGGTTCAGTTTTCACTGAAAGGCATCTATGAATCCCCGGCTAATGTGGCGATTCCGTCCGCTGAATTTGATGACATCGAGCCCCCTATTGGTGAAAGCGCGGGGCTGGTGATGGCGGATTACCCTGCCGAGATCGGCACCATTGAGAAGCTGTCATTCGACCTTGCCGCCGATGTTCAAGCCGTGCCGGATATCAATAGCCCAAACGGCCGAAAAACCTATCGCATCGCTGATCGAAAGCCTACCGGCAGTATTGACCCTGAAACCGTCACACTGGATGCCTTTAATCCGTTTGCGCTCTGGGAAGGCGGTGAAAAAGCCGCTATTTCAGCAACCCTTGGTAATGAAATGGGCTTTCAAACCTCGCTGTTGATCAACTACGCCAAGGTGACTGAGATCAGTGATAACAGCCGCGCCGGTTCCGATGTTTATGGCTTGTCCTTTGAGGCGACAGGCTCAAAGGATGATGAGTTTTATCTGATTTTCCACTGAGGTTTCACCCCGAAAACTCGCAGCTTCAAAGCTTCATAATTTCACAACTCCACAACTTAACAGCGCAGGGGATGATCATGTTTGTTTTAAATACGCACCGCACTTATAAGCAGCCCGTCGCAGTGACCACATACGACGAAAATGGTCGGGAGCAAACCGGCAAGTTTACCGCGACATTTAAAGTGCTGCCGCACGACCAGGCGCGGGAGTCCGGTGATGCGCGATTGCTCGACCTGGTGCTTGTGGATGTCGAGGACATCCAAGTTGCTGATGAATCGGGCCAGCCGCTCACCGGCGATGCCTTGCTGGATGCCCTGAAAAATGACCCAGCGGCCTCTTCTGCACTCATCGCCTCTTATAACGACTCGATTGTAAAAAAGAACCGCAGCAAAACCTTTTAGACATTGGGGCTTGGTGGGTGCGCGGCGGCCCTGCCCGTTGGGATGACGCTGACCTGGAAGGGCTGGTGAATGCAGAGAGCGCCCACAAGATTCGAGCTGCTCGCCGCCAAGCGCCCGATGTTTTGTGGGTTTTGCCTGAATGCTGGGAGGCTTGCGCGTTGTGGCGTCGTGTCGGTCACCAATTGAGGTATGCCCCCACCGGGCGTGTCATCGGTCTGGATTATACCCAGCTCGTTGCCGTCACTGAGTTGCAGGCGATTCCCGAAGCGCAGCGAGCCGCCTTGTTTGATCAGATCCAATTGATTGAGCGTGGGGCTCTGGCAGAAATTAATCGAAAGTGAGCGGATGATGGCGCAAGACCTGAAGCTAAAAGTGGTGCTCACCGGTGACGGTCGTCAGCTTAGCGGCACCTTGCGTACCGCTGAAGGTGAAGTGCGCAGCTTTGGCACGGCAACGGATCGCGCCGGGGCGAAAGCCAAGCATTCCTTGTCAGGGGTCGGCGACAAGGCTCAGACGGTTTCTGCGCACCTTGGGAAGCTGCGCTCTGTGGCTGTGGGGGCTGGTGCCGCAATTGCGGCGCTGCCTGTCTCTGTAGCGACGTACGTCTCGGTCGTTGCTGACAGTGTGCGTGAAACCGATAACCTGTCCCGTGCGCTCAATGTGTCTGCAGGCGAGCTTCAGGCGTGGCAGTTTGCCGCTGAGAAGGTTGGCATTCAAGGCGACAAAATCGGCGACATCTTTAAAGATATTCAAGACAAAATTGGCGATTTTGTACGCACAGGCGGCGGAGAAGCTGCTGATATGTTTGAACAGCTCGGGCTGAGCGCTGAGCGTTTAATCAAATTATCGCCAGACCAGCAATTGATCGCGATTGGCAATGCGGTCAGCCAGCTCAGCTCTCAGTCTGAAAAAATCTTTTTTATGGAAGCGATTGCGGACGATGCTGCGCGCCTACTTCCTCTTCTTGATGATAACGCCGTAGAACTGGCTCGCCTTCGTGATGAAGCGTTTGCAACCGGTCGCGCTCTGAGCGATATCGACAACCAGGCGCTCATCAATCTGAGCCGATCGCTCTCCGATGCGGGTTCTGAACTCTCGGGGCTAGGCCGCCAGTTTGCGGCCTCTTTTGCCCCTGTGCTGAGCGCCGCGATTAGCGGCTTTGGAGACCTGACGAACGGCGCAGTGCTAACTCGTCAAAACATTGATGCGTTGGTTGATGGGGCGGTCGTAGGGTTTGGCTATTATATGGATCACGTTCAGCGTGTGGTCACCGTCGTTTCAGAGCTGGGTATTGCATTTACGCGTGTTGCTTCAGCAGGCACCGGAGCGATGGCCGCCAATGCAGAGTCAGTCGTTCAGCTGATAGACGGTCCGCTCGAAGCCCTAACAGGGGTGCTTTCATCCATTATTGATGCCTACGGGGCCATCTACAGCTCGGCGGCATCTGTCGCTGATTTCGCGGGGATGGACGAAACGGCTGCAATGTTTAAGCGCGGCGCCGATGCGATCTATCACTTCAGTGGGTCGGTGCGCGACTTTAATGTCAACGCTGATGATCTGCGGGCACTCAATGACAAAGTGAATGCAGGTCTTCAGGCTCAGATTGACGCATTGGATGCGCTGAAAAGCCAAGGTGATTGGTCAGCTAGCATTCGGGCGGCGATCAAAAAAGAACGCGAGGAAATCGAAGCGGCGCTTAAAGCTCGGCAAGCCGATAATGAAGCGCGTGAGCATACGGTCGAGTCGAATGAGGCTCTAACAGAATCACAGCAAAAAGCGGCTGATGCCGAAGAGAAAAAGGCGCGCGCGATAAAAGACACACTGGACCCGATGCGCAAGTACCGGCGAGAAATTGAAGTGGTTCAACGGCTGGTAGAACGGAATCTTTTGACTAGCACCCAGGCCAGCCAGCACCTCGCAAACTTCAAGAAAAACCTTGAAAACAGCATCAAAAATGGCGTTCAGGACGGCACTAGTGCGGCTGAAATCACCTACACCCGATTCATCGAACGGCTTGATGATGCGGGTTCAGACTTCTTCCGAGGTCTTCTTGATGACGGCCTGGACTCATTTGGAGACTTCACTGACTCAGTCGAAAACTTGTTCAAAGATCTGTTTGCAGAACTGGCGTATCAGTGGGCGAAATCTGCCATTTTTTCAGACAAAACTGTAAACTTAAACGTTAACTCGTCTGGCGGAGGCGTGACGGCAGGCGGCGGTGTAGGCGGCCTGGATGTTGGCTCAATCGTAAAAATGGGCAAGGGCGCATACGATTATTTTTTTGGCGGGTCTGCTGCGGCGACGTCATATACAAACAGTGCGCTGGGACAGGGAATTAACAGCTATCTGGCCTCTGGCGGGCAATCAGTAACCGGCGGGGTTTTGGCGACTGGTTCGTCTGCTCCAGGGTATGGCGTACTGATGAGCGCTGGGAACGGGCCAGTTGCCGGGCAAGCGGGGTATGGTGTCTTAGCGAGTAGTGGAAATGGGCCCGTCGCAGGCGCCGGAGGGACTGGCGGAGCGACGGGAGGGGCAGGAGCCACGGCCGCTGGGATGTTGGGCACGGCTGTTTCGGGGTATGCGGGCGGCTATGTCGGCGGACAACTCGGCCAGGGCATCACGGGCAAACATGCGAACTCGAACGTGGGCGCCACTGTCGGAACTGCTGCAGGTGCGTATATAGGTAGCATCGTTCCAGTCATCGGGACATATCTGGGAGCGTTTCTGGGTGGTGCCATTGGTAGTTTTGCTGATGTCCTTGGCGGCTCTGGACGAGAGGCCGGAGTTCGATTTCATCAGCTGCCAGACGACCCGGCAGAGACAGGTTATCGCATGGGGTATGACACTGACCCTGAAACCGGGTACGCGTGGTACAGCTCTGGGGGGTGGGACGACAACAATCTCGGACGTGGGAGAACATCGGCGTTTGGCACGTATGGCTATCTATCAAAAGAGATTTTTGAGCCAGAGGATATGGCCAATTTTCTTGATGGACTCAAGCTACTTGATGACTCTGTCTCTCAGTTTCTAGATGAGTCAGAGATCGCGAACATTAAAGATGATCTCACGGGCTACTATTATCGCGGAGATGACCTTCCGGACATTATTGATGATCGACTCACGATCATGTTTAAAAACATCGATACAGCGTTTGATCATGAGCTGAAAAATCTGGCGCTATCAAGCGGCAAAACTATCACTGATAGCATGCAGAATGCCTATGATTTAATCAGCAAGGAAAAGCTGGCATCAGGTAATTTCAATATTGATGAGGGGCTTTTTGCGACAGCATTGATCGATGCATTGCAAATTGAGTCGCTCGGCGAACGCATGGGTGATGCGGTCGCGGATGATATGTTCTCTAGATTTTCTGAGACATTAAAAAAATCGAAAAACGAAGAGCAGCTCGACGCATCAGCTAACGCTATCACTGCAGTAGTCAATACGATTCTGTCTCTAAACGAGTCAGTTAAAACGCTCAACTTTACTTTCGACGACACCTCTGAAAATGCCTATGAGGCTGCTGAAGCGATTAATATCGCCATGGGTGGCCTAGAGAATCTGCAGGCGGCCCAAACAGCGTATTATCAAAACTATTTCTCAGATCAAGAACGTCAGGAAAATACGTTCACATCGTTGAAAGATACCCTCATTGAATACTTTGATGCCCTTGATATGGCAATGCCTCAGTCAAGTGCAGCGTTCCGTAATCTCGTTGAGTCGCTTGATGTGACAACCGATAGCGGCTCTGACGCCTACGTAGCATTGATGCAAGTGCAGGGTCAGGCAGCGCAGTATTACAAGCTGCTAGAGCAGCGCCAAGCGCAAGTCACTGAGACTGAAAGGGTGTTGTCTGCGACAGATCCATTAACACTCTATCTTCAGCAAGTTGCTGACTGGGCCTCCGATGAGCTTGAACGCGTTCGGGCGGATTACCAGGAGCGTATCAAGCTGGCTGAGCAGCAAATGCGGATCGGTCGAGAGCTGCGCCAGTATGTGGAGCAGCTCAAGATCAGCGAGCTGTCCCCGTATGATCCCGGCGAAAAACTGCAGCTTGCCAGTGAAAGCTTTGCAAAGCTGCTGGTGAGGGCTGAAAACGGTGATTTGGATGCGGCTGGCCAGCTGCAAAACAGTGCTCAGTCGTATTTGCAGAATGCCGACAGTTATTACGGCCGAAGCAATGCGTACGTGGCCATCTTTAACGATGTGACGCGATCGTTAGATCAGCTGGGCATTGAGCTGCTTGATGGCTTGTCCGGTGACACTGTGGAAAAACTGAATCAGCAGATGCTGAGTGAGCAAAGGCGCATCAGGGAGTATGCCGCTCGCGAAGCGGCATGGGCTGCTGAACAAGTTGATGGGCTTGAGACGATTGCGGATTTACTCGAAGTACTCCCCGAAAGTCTGTCGGGCGCGTTAGAGCGCTTAATTAACGGCGGATCTAGCAGTGGCGCCAAGGGGTCGACAGGCGGCTCTCCGAGCCGTCCTGGCACGGGATCAGAAGTGCCAAGCCGCCCGGAAACAGATGCCGCATGGGCTGATCAACAGGTTCGTGCTATCGCTGCGGGGATGGTGGATGAGCAAGAGCTGCAGCGGGTTATTGGTAATTATCAGCAAGCGTTAACAGGTGGGGCGACGCGTAACGAGGCCTACAAGAACATGGTGGATGCGTTGATTGAGGCTCGCGGCGTTGAGTCTCCATGGCAGTCCGTCTATGAGTATTGGTCTGCACGTGACTTTGCCTTGCCCGCCCTGGGTGGGGTTGATGCGTCAGCAACTGAAAATCGACCCAGTAGCCAGATTGAGGCGTTTATTCACACTTTGGCGGCTGGAAAAGTGCCACAGCAGTCGCTAGACCGTGTCAGCGAGTTTTTTGTCGGGCTGGTGCAGGAAGGCGCTTCGTTTGATGCCGCCGCAGAGTTGGCGTTGCAGAAAATTGAGGAAACCACTGAAGCGGGCTGGGTTGAAGCGAGAGCGCATTGGTTGAAAAGCGGTGGGTATCCGTCAATCCACGGCAGTCATGAGGACGGTTTGGTCTCTGTACCTTTCGATGGCTATCGGGCGGAACTACACAAGAACGAGCGAGTGCTGACGTCGGCAGAAGCAGCAGATTATAACCGATTCGATCTGGAGCCTGTCATTAATGAGTTTAGGGCGCTGAGAGCGGAGAACGCCAAGCTTAGGAGCGATGTCGTCGCGCTTGGGAAAATAGTGGCGGCAGCTTCAGAGACTGCCGAACGTCAGCGGGATGCGCAAATCAGAGGCTCGCGAACTGCCATGAGGACGCCCGCATGATGAGTGACGCGCAATTTGACGCCTGGCTATCACGGCCCAACGCGAAGCGTGTTGTGCTTGCAGAATTGTCTCACAGCCAGGGCGTTGAGTATGTGGCGAATCGGCCGTACATCAGTCACGCCGACGATGAAGCACCCCATCGCGTCTATGACGATGTGCTGCAGGGGGCGATTGAGATCAATCAGCGCATCGACTCAAAGTTGGAATTGGGCGCATTAGAACTTGTTGATGACGGGTCTATTGCTCACTGGGTTGATTACCGGTGGCGGGGTTATGACGTTTTAATCAAGTTGGGGGCGCCCGAATGGCGGCTGGATGATTTTCGAGTTGTTGCACGGCAAATCAACGACGGCGTGATCAATGCTCGCCAGGGCAAAATCCAACTAGGGCTTTACGATGTCACGGCATCGCTGGCTCACGAAATACAGCGCCCCGAGTTGCCTAGCGGCCAGCTTGTGCCGTTGATTTTGGGGCAAGTAGTGTGTGCCCCAGCAACCCGTGTGAGCACTGCAGAGCTTCGGTATCGCGTGTCGTGGCTGCCTGTGACGCATATGGTAGTGCGGGATGGTAATGGGCCTGAGCTGTCTCATGCTGAGCAGTATGATGAAGGTTCGTTTGTTGCCGATGCATACAGCCCGCGATCACTCATGTGCGATGTTATTGAGCCTCACGATACGCCTGGCAAGATCGTTCACTGGGTGGCAGCACATTATGGGCTTTCCGTGGCGCCTCATGACCTCCCCGATTATATATGTGGTCTTCGTTACGATGGCCCGGTGACCGGGGCGCAAATTTTAGATGATGTCTGTCAGGCCATTGGCGGGCATTGGCAAATCGATATCATGGGGCGGCTGCGGGTGACTGTGTTTGAGCTGCCTGATGCGGCTAATGCGACACAGTTTGATGATGATGATGTTGAGCAAGGTCAGATTGCGTTAGTCGAGACACAAGAGCCGCTGCGATCACTGACACTTCAGTATGCTCGCAATTACAACCCTATCACCGAAATCGCAGGCAGTGTTGATGCGGTCACCGCGTCACGTTTGCGCGATGAGTTTCGCTCTCTCGCGGATTCGCGAACGCTTCCAGAATATCCGTTAGCGCCTGACGACACCATTGAAACGGCATTGCAAATTGAGCAAGACGTAGCGTCTGAGCTGGGTCGTCGTATGGCCTTGCGTGCTCAGCGCCATGATGTCTGGGAATTGAAATTAGTGACGGCCGGTTTGTCCGACATCTTAGGTCAATCCATCAGTGTTCAATGCCGAGGCATCAACGGCCAATGTGGGCGTGTGATCAGCATGAGATCGTCGCTGCTGAGAGAGCGCACGACATTAGAGGTCTGGATATGAGCAATATGCGCATCGTATCCAGGAACGTGCATGACGAAGCTGAGTTGACGGTGACCAGTGAATTGCTACCGGTTATTAACACTCAGCGATCGCGACGGTCGCGCATATGGCGCAGCAAGGATGCTGGCACGCAAGTGATTGAGGGAGTGCTGACTCAAGCTGAAAACATTGATTGCGTGGCGCTGGCGCGGCACAACCTGGGCTCTGGCGGCGCTGTTCAAATCGAGATGTTTTATGGCGATGACAGGGTGTATGACTCTGGCGCGATCGCCCTGGCGCTGCTGATTCCTGCAGGAGTTTGGCGTGCGGGCATTGATCCTTGGGGTGGCTCGTTTAATGAACAGCTGCCTAGTGACAGCGATTTGGTGGTGCACTGGACGCGCCGCGTTGTTGTGGCTGACAGGTATCGGCTGACGCTGACAAGGATGGGTAACGCTGAGCTCCCTTCTATGGAAGTAGGCAGGATACTGGTCGGCTTGAGCTATGAAGTCGATGTGAATTTTGACTGGGGGGTCCGCGTCGAGTGGCAGGAGTCTAGCGAACACTTGAAGACTGAGGGTGGCTCGCTCGTGACAGTTGGCCAAGGGGATTTGCGTCGTCGGTTTGCGCTCGATCTGAGCTTCATAGATATGCGTGACAGACAAATGCTGTTGTCGAATTTAGTCAGCGTCGGTATGCATGCCGACGTGCTGGTTGCGCTGTATCCCGATGCTGAAGGCTTGCTCAATCTTGAGCATACGATGATATGCCGTCGGCAGGGCACTTGGGGGCATACATACGACTACTACCACAATTGGTCGTCAAGCCTGGAATTTCTGGAGGTGTAGCCGTGGCAAATCAAATTCATGCGCCGGGGGCGTTAGACATCTCGCTGGAAAGAGATGCGGTCAATCAAGGAGACACGCTTGAGTTCGTAAGAAAGTTCAACTTGTTTCAGTCCGAGCTACTGCGTTTTAGCGAAGAATCGAATGCGATGGCGACAGGATTGAATGAGCTGCTGGCTGAGTTTCAAGCCGCTTTCGAGGCTCATTCTGGCGCACTAGAAGACGCGAAGAATGCGGCGGTAGCGCGAGTGAGTTCCGTGGCTGATGATCGCACGCATGAGCTATCAGAGCAGCATGCCGCAGCGATTCAGCATCTAAAGCAAGAGTACGAAGCGTTGTCATCAGAAATGTCGGAGGCTGCGACTGCGGCCATAAATGACATGCAGGCTCAAGTCGAAAGGGCTCAGCAATTGACGTCACAGGTGATGTCATACAGGGATGAAACGGGCCGTATTTTGGCTGTTGCTCAGCGTGAGTTTGTAAAGCTGGATCGACTAAGAGCGGAGGTGATTGAGGCGCAGAAAGCAGCGTTAATTGTTGCAACTGAACAATTGCCCGACGGCGTGCTGGGACAGTTAGAAGCCGAATTGCGCAGGAGCCGTATGAGCCGATTATTTGGCATTGATATTTAACAGGAGAAGATTATGACACCCGAATTAACCTCACTTGTGCATGCTGTCAGTTCGCGCATGTCGTCAGTGGCGAGTGACGCATCGGCTGAGCAGCTGGCCTACCTGGGCTCGGCATTAGAGAAAACCGCCGGATTGATGAGCGTGATTGATGTGATGTCAGCAGCCAAGAGTGCTCTAAGTGATATCGATCAAGCGAAGTCTGATGCTCTGGCGAATTTGTCTGAGCAAGTCAAGATTGTTGATGGGGAGTCGTCGTATCGGCCCGTCGTTGTTGCTGGCTGTTATGCGATTGAGCATGTGGAGACTGAGTCATGATGAATATGCCTGGGGTGCTTCAAACAAGAGCCGATTTTGAGCGGATGCACTCAGCCGCCCTTAACGGGCTTGTGAGTCGAGCTCAAATGGTGAGCCAGTGGCAAGGACTGTTGAGCTCGTCGATGGGCTGGGTGCTGGATTCTGACGCTGATGCTGAAGCGGTCAGTGATAATCCCAGCTTTCGGGTTTTTGCGCCTAGTGAAGAAGGTGGCGAGCCAGAAGTTTATAGGCAGAAGCGAATATACGGGCGGATGGATGCGCTCGGCTATTCACCATCCGATATTGAAACCGCTATCGCGGCACTGGAGGACAGCAATGGCTAAGGTGATGATTGCGGCAGCACAGGCCGCTGGGTTCTTTTCTCTGCAGGGTCGCATTGAGAAAGCGGGCAGCTATTCGCTGTCGCTCCCTGAGGGCGCGGTGAATATTGGCGGCAATGGTCAGGGGTATTTGTTGGCGTCACAACAAAACTGGAATCCGCTGGATCAAGCCAACCGCGATGACTCTTTTGTTTCATTTTCCCTCGGCGATGATTGTTATGTGTATGCCGTTCAGGGTGATGATGGCTATGCGAAATGGCTGGCATCGAAGAATGCGACATACCCAAACGGCTACGATGAAAACAATAGCCGCAAGCTTGGGGGGTTCCATTACGGTCGAATCCGCCCTGCATCTCAGCGCTATAACGCTAACTTTGTCTGTCAGATAGAGATTGTGGGTAATAGTGCGTGGGACCTGGCTCATCGTCCGTCGTGCGACCCCACGGGTATGGTCGAAATTGTACCGGGCCGTTTATGGTGCGATATCTATTTGTCGTCGGCCGGGCCTGGGGCATGGCCTGATATCTCATCACAAAGCCGTCTGGGATTGCCTGCCATTACTGGGGTTTCTGGATACAGCTACTTCGATTACAGCAGGATTGCGAGCAATAGTGGTAAGCGCTTGCCCGCATACACCGAATGGCTGGTTGCGGCATATGGTGTTCCACAGGGTGCTGCAGGGTCTCGGGCGGACACGGGCGACATGTCAGGTTATGGGTTTGATTGTGTGAGTTGTGTCAATGTCGATCAGCCCTCTGGCAATATTTTCCAGGTGTGTAGTGACATGTATAACGCCGACGGCACCTACGCATATCATGATGATCTGGATAAGGGTGCAGACGCTGAATATAGTCATGGCCAGTATTACGGTTCGGGATGGCGTCAGTTTGTTGCAGGCGGCCATTGGAACTACTCGTCCCAGGCCGGTTCGCGCTTTGTGACTTTGCACTATTCGCCGTGGGCGGTGCTCACGTCGGGCGGTTTTCGTTGCGTCTGTGATTCTCTGTAATCTGATTTCTGGGTTCTGTTTTATTGGGTGGAGCGTCGATCTATGGGTGGCAGTCAGTTCATATTAAGGCAGAAGCTTGAAGATTTTAGCTTTTACTTTTTCCCAATTATCGATCGCTTCCCGACGCGCGAAAAGTGGGCGTTATGCTCTCAGATCAAGAACTGTGTGTACCGCTTGATGAGGCGTTGCATACAGGTTGAAAAAAGTCGCGATAAAAGGCGTTTTGCATTTGAAATGGATGTAGATATGGAGCTGTTGCGTTATCTAATTCGGCTTGCACATAAAAGCCGATATCTCAACAGTAAGCGGCTCCAGACAGTGTCTCAAAAAGTTGGAGAGTTGGGCAGAATCCTAGGCGGAATGCTTAGGAGTTTTGGGGTGCAGCCATAGGCGGCAATTGGAACAACTCGTCCCAGGCCGGTTCGCGCTTTGTGAATTTGAACAATTCGCCGTGGACGGTGAACACGTCGGGCGGTTTTCGTTGCGTCTGCGACCCCTTGGGGTTTGAACAGACACCATGTTACCAAGGAGCATGGTGCAGCGATCCATAGGAATCGGGGCTGCAATCCACTCAGGAAGAGAAATAACCACTAGCAGGCGCGGCTGGTAGGCCTTTATGGCTGAAGGTGGCGCCTTCTCTCTGGAGAGTGTTGTGAAAAGAGCGGGAGAGCTTTGGGAGCGCGTTGTTGATTTCGATAATCTGCTTAAGGCTTGGGAGTCAGCACGCAAAGGCAAGCGGTATCGTTATGAGGCGCTCATGTTCGCAAATCGTTATGAAGAGCGCCTGGTCGAGCTGCAGAACCGCCTTATCTGGGGTGAATGGCAACCTAAAGGCTTTACTTCATTCCCCGTTTATAAGCCTAAGTATCGTTTAATAGAAGCCCCTTATTTTTCTGATCGAATCGTTCACCACGCACTCCACAGAGTGGTCGAACCAGTTTTAGATAAAAGGTTCGTCTATGATTCGTTCGCGTGCCGGAAAGGGAAAGGAATACATGCAGCATCGCTGCGTGTGCAACATCACTTGCGCTCGTCTGAGCGTCTTGGGTGTCCCGGCTGGGTGCTGCAGGCGGATATTCGCGGGTACTTCAATCATATCCGGCATCCTGAGTTAAAGACACTCATATCAAGGCGCATCAAAGATGCGCGCATACTGGATCTGTGGTGGAAGATTATTGACTCAGGGGGTGCCTATGGCGTTGGGCAGCCGATCGGCGCACTGACTAGCCAGCTGTCGGCTAACATCTACCTAGATGCTCTTGATCACTACTGTAAGGACGACCTAGGGATTAAGCGCTACGCCAGGTACATGGATGACTGGCTGATCATTGGTGAAAGCAAGGAAACACTGGAGAGGTTGAAGAGTCATTTAGAGAAATGGCTGCTAGTCGAACTGGGGTTGGAATTGAGCAAGTGGTCGATTTATCCAGCATCCAGAGGTATTGATTGGGCTGGCTACCGCATCTGGAGCACTCATATAAGACCGCGCAAACGTAACATCAAGAACGCCAGGCAGCGTATCAAAGCACAGGCCCGCCGAGGGGATGAACTCTCAGTAAAAACATCGCTTGCATCATTCGAGGGATACACTCGGAATTGCAGCGCGCACAAAACAACACAAGCGATCAGAACAGAAGCCAGCAAAATCTTAAACCCTCTTGCTGACAGCGAAACAATTTAG